ATTAGATACATATTCTCGCCTGCTAGCAGACATTAGTGAATTGTCAGGCGTGCCACTTGGCGCTCCCGACGAGATTACTGATGAGTGGGTTCTTAAACAAGGACCTAAGCTAGATAAAGAGTTGTTATTGTATATTGAAGGGTCTGGCACCCTGCCAGAGTTCCCGGAGTGGATTAAACCACTTCTAGATCGCTTCCTATCTACATTAGATGGAAAGTATCTTCGGTATATACGACAGCTCCTCTTGTTCTGCTATAAGATCGAGTTCGAACCAACAAATGACCAACTCAAAGAGGCGCAAGCCTCCTTTGAAGATACCGATTCGTCTATTGAGGTTTGGGAGTCTTATTTTAAGACTACTGATCCTCATATGTTCAGATCGGCGCAACAAATAGTTGGTAGGATAATATATCCTATTGACTGGACAGAGATTGTTCCTTCTCATGGGCCGGGGGCTGTTTATCCCTCTGCTAAACCACATAAGAAGAGCGCATTCTGCTGCATCTACTCCAACATCGAAAAACATTATCCTTATTTTGAATACCTCTGCGCATTGCCCTTTCAGGGCTTTGCGTCTGGTATTCAGATGGGGAAGATGCTATCGGAGAGTGATGATATCATCGCTCGACTTGAAGCTGTCCCGAAAGACTCTCGGGGTCCACGCATTATATGCGTTCACCCTAAGGAGGCAATCTGGATACAACAAGGCTGTAGGAGAGTCCTTGAACGTGCTATCATGTCATCTCGTTCATCTGCTAACGGAAGGATAACCTTCCGTGATCAGACTACGAATGGCAAGCTAGCATTAGCGTCCTCTATAGATAGAAAGTACTGTACTTTAGATCTTAAGGAAGCTAGCGACCGCTTGAGTCCTCTTCTTGTGCGTTTTCTCTTTGGAGATTATGCATATGAGAAGATTTCTTGTAGTCGTGCTAACAAGGTCAGATTACTAGATGGTCGCGTCATTACGCTTAGAAAATGGGCTCCTATGGGGAACGCATTAACGTTTCCTGTACAGAGTCTCGTATTCTATGCTTTGGTACGAGCTGGCATCAGGTCTCATTATGGTACTAACTGTAATGATGTCTATGTCTTCGGAGACGATATTCTGTTTCCTTCAGAGTACTATGATGGTGC